AAACCGTTCCTATGGATGGAACCGTGGTGGATCTTTGGGTTAAGCATCATATTCACGGCGAGCAGCGAGTAACAGACGCTAAAGTAAAAGATAGTAAATGGGTGTTCGGAAAATTTAACGAGCCACTTAACCCAGACTGGCGCGTGACACACTGGATGTATCCGCCTAAGTCACCAAACAGCAAAGAGGACGCGAAATGATGTACTTTCTTGAATTTGCGTTCTCTGGATTCTTCAAGTTTGTAGGATTAACCATATTGCTTTGCATAGTGTGCCAGACTCTTATCGCCATAGCCGCAATCATTAAGGGGAAATGAAATGACCGACCACATCGAACGCACAAAAGAACAGATTGCCGTCATGCAGGCTTATGTTGATGGAGACAAGATTGATTTCAAGGAGACCGGATCAAGGCGATGGGTCAATGTAGATGTTCCTTACTGGGGTTGGTGTCTGGGTGAATACCGCATCCGTCAAACACCCGACAGCATTGACTGGACGCATGTTGCGCCTGAGTTTAAGTGGATGAAGAGGGATGCTAATGGTGGGGCCTGGCTGTATAGTCACGAACCTAATGGAGCAACTTACATTTCTGAGCCATTCAAGGTGACAAGAGCTTCCTGCTTCACATCCTACCGCAAGGGCACAGTAGACTGGAAAGACAGCCTAGTTAAAAGACCGGAGGGAGAATGAATATATTTTTTAAAGGTGGGTGCATATCAATACGTATATGCAGATCACTAGATGGTAAATTCTCATACAAAGAGGAGATTATGCCTTGGTTCAAAAAATCTGCTTACGAAACACAGTTTACTAAAATGACTTTTTTCTGCTTTCCGTACTTATTATTTGGAATTTTCAAGTCGAAGCGACCGGAGGGCGTGTGATGGGAAAAGTCGATTTAGCGTTATGTTATGTTTTCTTCATGTTGGTTGGTTATTTGGTATCTGCAGGAGGCGCGTTATCTTTTAACTTGATGGACTGGCCTGTATGGATAAGATTCATATTTTTAGGATATGCAGCAGCAGCATCTATTCGAGGACTCTATGTTTATTTGGATTGGGATGTAAATGGACGCAATTAAATCACTTATCACCGCTGCAATGGTTGGGGGGCTTATCCTCTCAACCACAAGCAAGCCAAAGGCAATGGAACCGGCCGAAGCGTTGGTTGCTATAGTACGGATGGAAACAGCGCAACAGTTCTGCAATTTGCCAACACCACGGGATATTTTGCTTGTATTGTTGAAGGACGTGCGGCCATATGTTAATATGACTGACCAGCAATTCGTTGCGCGGGTTCGCCATGCTGCAAACGAATTAGGCAAAGCTTATAACCAGATCGGAACGCTATATCAGTTCTGTTCCGAAATGGCTGATACCTATGCAATGGCGGGAAGGAAGTAAAATGGCTTTAGCAGTTAATGATATTTTACAGCCTATCCATGAGATAGAGTTGAAAGAACAAAGATGGATATACCGAAAAGAACTGCATAAGCACCTTCCTGATGGGTTAACCTATGATCAGAAAAGGGCTTTAGTCAGGGCATGGCAGAATAGTTACTTTCAGCGGTCTAAGCATATTTATCAACATATTTTCAATAACAGTCATGATAGACTTCTCGATGCAATCTTCAATCAAATATGAAAGGAAAGGAAAACGTGACTAAACCAGAAGGCTACGTGTTTGGCCGTCCTACGTCATACAAGCCAGAGTATTGCGAGAAGGTTATTGAGCTAGGTAAGCAAGGCGACTCTCTTGCTCAAATGGCTTCATTCTTCGATGTAACCAGATCAACGATTGATGAATGGGCAAAAAATAACCCAGACTTTTCGGAAGCATTGTCAAGAGCAAAAGCTCATTGTCAGGCTTGGTGGGAAAAAGAAGGGCGTGATGGTCTTAGATTAGGTGGTGGTGGATTTAATGCGGCCGTCTGGAAAAAGTCTATGGAAGCTCGTTTTCGTGAAGACTATACAGAGCGAAAAGAAGTCCACCAGACTGGAAGTATGGAACACAAGCACAGCTTAGGTGATTTGACTGATGAAGAACTTGCCCATATCGCCACAGCAGGCCGCGCAGGAGCTTCTAGCAAGACGTAAGGCTAGGCGATCGCTTGTAGACTATGCCCGTTATGTTGAAGTGCCGGGTGCGCCTATCGTTGATGATGGTGAAGACGATGAGTGCCTTCCATTAGAGACACAGCTAGCCGAACATCATGTGTTGATACTTGAAGCCGCTCAAAGGTGCATTGAAAAGCCTTATGGGCGGCTCATGCTGTTTATGCCTCCAGGCTCGGCAAAAAGCACATATGGCAGCGTAGTTGTCCCGTCTTGGTCTATGGGGCATAAGGAAGGCTTTAAAGTCATTGGAGTGTCTTATGGTTCAGACATGGCAAAGAAGTTCGGTAGGCGTACGCGTTCTATCATCAAACAGGGGAAATACCGTGCGTTGTTCAATACGTCATTGTCCGGAGACCAGGCAGCAGCCGACGAATGGGCATTGGAGAACGGTTCGGAATACATGTCTGGCGGTATATTGTCTGGCATTACTGGGAACCGCGCTGATCTTGTTGTTGTAGACGATCCAATCAAGGGTCGTCAGGATGCAGATTCTGAGGTTATCAGGAATAGAACATGGGATGAGTATCAGGAATCAGTGCTAACCCGTTTGAAGCCTGGCGGCAGTATCATCATCATTCAAACACGCTGGCATCAGGACGATCTATCAGGGCGTATCTTGCCTGAGAACTATAATGGCCAGTCCGGTATGATTATGGGTCGTGATGGTTTCGAGTGGGAGGTTATTTGTCTATCGGCTGAGTGTGAGCGTGAAGATGATCCTCTTGGCCGCAAGATAGGCGAAATGATCTGGCCTGAATGGTTTGATGAAAAGCACTGGCTGACACACAGGCGCAATCCGCGCACATGGTCTGCATTGTTCCAACAGCGCCCTGCGCCGGATAGTGGTGATTACTTCAAGAAAGAATGGCTTAAGACCGTTCCTGCAAGTCAAGTACCACCAAGGGAAACGCTATCCATCTATGGAGCTTCTGACTATGCAGTTACAAACAACGGTGGCGATTACACTGTTCATGTTGTCGTTGGTGTAGACTCTTCTGATCGTGTTTGGCTTNTAGACCTGTGGAGACAGCAATCATCATCTGACATTTGGGTNAACTCATTCTGTGATTTGGTTCGCAAGTGGAAGCCAATAGGATGGGCAGAGGAAACAGGTCAAATCAAGTCTGGCGTTGGTCCGTTCCTTGTTAAGCGTATGCTTGAAACAGGCTCATACGTGGCGCGTGAGCAGTTCGCCACCCGTGGAGATAAATCGGTGCGCGCTCAATCTATTCGTGGCCGTATGGCTCTATCTGGGCTTTATGTTAGCGATGAATTGCATGGCCTTGAAGCATTGATAAGCGAGATGATGAGCTTCCCTGTTGGCGTTCATGACGATCAGGTTGATGCGCTCGGTCTGGCTGGTCAGTTGATGGATCGCATGTTCACTGGTCCAAAGGCTAAAGCGCCAGAGCCTAAGTTAGAGATTGGTGAATTTCTGCCTCCGCCAATTGTTGATAATCGTCGCAGAAGGTGACTTGACAAACTTATACAATGCGGTATGTTTGTACTGTTCCTTATACTCTCTTTCTTTCTCTGATCCCCCGGCCGCTCGTTAGGTTTCATACTTGACGGGCGGTTTCTTTATGGTAGATTGGTTAAATCAGAACGGCAGCACGGAAAACCCATGAAAAACCACAAGGGTAGAACTATAGTTGAAAGAGAATGTAGCAATTGCAAGGCTTCATTCTGGGCTGAGGTTGGTGAGGTGAATAGAGGGAAAGGCAAGGTTTGTTCAAAATCTTGCGCAGCAGCGTTAACTCCTAGAAAATGCCAAAAGGGTGAAAATAACGCTAATTGGAAGGGTGGGGGTGCATTATCATACAGAGAGTCCAAAAGAAAATACAGGAATCGTCATCCTCAAAAAGTAAAGGCTCACATGGATGTTAGGAATGCCATAAAAACTGGGCTGCTTGTAAGGGGCGTGTGTGAAGTATGTAGTTGTGAAAAGGTTGAGGCGCATCATGATGATTACAACAGGCCTCTTTATGTGAGGTGGCTTTGCAAGACGCATCACAAGGAGCACCATGTAGCCATGAGGGATGCAGGTATAGAAAAATACTATAAATCCTAGCAGAAGTAGCGCCCTGCCCGTTCTGAAATGTGCCTACGTCGAATAACGGTAATTCAGCCTGATATTCAGATGCTATCTTGGTTCAAATCCAAGCGTAGGAAATAATCAGCCCAGCCAGCGGTGGCATGTAACACTGGCAGCAAGAGCGGGGGTTTCTGCCTTCTGGGTCCTTTCCCCACCGTGATCTTGTTCTCTAAGGCGTAGAAAAACCGCCTTCGTGTCTAATCCCGATGCACCGTGATAGCATCCCTGTATGGTGGTAAGCAGGCTTTCAATTTCAGCTATTACGTGTTAAATTCCATCAACACGTGTAAAAAGGCCGTCAAATTGGATTATTCAAACGATTTCTCCCCGTCTGATACAATGCTTGTTGAGGGTGATAAACGCTCGTCTGCAACTGTTCTTGAAGCGATTCGACACGCTAAAAAAGAGTTTGAACAGTACAACCACACATGCAACCGTATCGACCAGATTTTGAGCGCAAAGCAGCAGATGCTTTCAAGCGCGGTGGCTATCGGTTTTACAGATCAGGAATATGATCTGTTCTGGTCCTCTACTGAGATCCTCAAGCCTGCCATGTATGCAAAGCCGCCCCACATTGTTGTTTCTCCCCGGTTCAAAGATGGTTCTAGCACAACGAAGGTCGTTGCCGAACTGATGGAGCGCGCGCTGAATAGCGAGTTCGAGCGTTCCGACATTGATCAAGTCATGATTGATCTGCGAGATGACCTAGCTCTTATCAATCGTGGCGTTCCTCGTGTTGGATATGATGAGGACGGTATTTGCCTAGAGCACGTTGACCGTTATGATTTCCTGCATGAGCCTGCCCGTAAATGGTCAGAGGTTACATGGGTTGGTTTCTGCGCCTACATGACGCGAAAGCAAATGGCTGATCGGTTCCGTTCAACGTCCGGCCAAGCATATCAAGACGCTAACTTTGACACTAAGCACTTCAATCAGCAGGAAGGATCCGCAGACGAAAGCGCGAAGGCCGCTGTCTGGGAGGTCTGGTCTAAAAGCCAAACGCGATCAGAAGAATCCACGCCAACGACAA